TAATAAAGATCGTGGCGGCGGCAGGTTGCGCCTGGGCAGGCTCAAGTCCTGAGGCTTGCAACTGGTGAAATATGTCAGCGTAAACCGAGGTCATAAGCGTGGCCTTCTCTGTTATTTCTTCATGTGTCATTTTACCGTTGTTTTTAAGCGGTACATTTGCCGCCTGCTGCACGTTTGCGCCTTCGGTGGGTGTTTGTACCTTTTCAGGTATTTCGTTCGCTGTGAGCATATCAAATGCTATTTTGTAAGATTTGCCGTCGTGGATAACGGTCACGGCATCGTCTTTCTTCAATGCCATTAACTTTGTATCGTCTGGTTTTCCATAAACACGGATGTCCGTTCCGTTATCTAATGTAATTGCGGCGTTAATGGAAGGTCCGTATTGACCCTCAAACACTTTGCCCGCTGTGTATTTAACCTTGCCTTTTAGAATATTCATTTCCTGCTTGAATTTGAAAATTTTGAGAATCGTACCATAATTGTTTTTTATGGTCACTTATTGCCTTCCAATCGATTTCCTGATCGTAATCAACCTTATGCCCTGCAAAGAAGTATTTTTCAAGCTCCCTTGCTCCTTTATCTCTCCACCATTTTTTTAATCTAAATGGTTCAAGAACATAGTCAGGACAAACACTTAATGAGACTTTTAATGCAAATTCTTGAATCGTTATCATTTTGTTGGTATTTTTTCCATTTCCTTAATAGCATTTCCGCAATATTCAATAATGCTAATATTCAAATTAAACATTCTTGAATTTTTATTATTTGCCGCGTGTTTTTCAAATTTGTGCATCATTTCAATAACCTCGTCTTTGTAAAATTGTATCGGCGTTACTTTGTAAGAATCAACTAATTTAAATGTATATCTCAGCGAATACATATACATATCTAAAGACATAAGCCAATCATTCTGGCTATCAAGGCTTAACTTGTTGATTTCTTGTCTAAGTTTAATAACGGTTTCTTCGTAATAATTTAGAAGATTGTTTGCTTGCTCTAATGAATTGTTCATCTTGGTTTGTTTTTAAAGTGATTAATTATTTATAATTACCCAGTCCATTTCATTCTCAGCAACAAGGGGCATGAGATTGTAACGGTTGATTTGTGGGTATAACTCCAAGTCAATGTCCTCTGGCTCAAATGTCCAGCCGTGGATCTCGATGTTATCCTCAGGGGAATGCGGCGACGTTTGTCCGTACAAGCCGAAGCCGTGGGAGAAAATAACGTGTACAAAGTGACCCAGCTTTTTATCTAGGGTACATTTGCAGGTGTATTTTGTAACATTCATTTGGTAAGTTTTAAAATATTTTCAATACGTAAATTTAATATTAATTATTTGAATAAAAAAATATTTACAAAAATAAATTAAAAAAAAGTGAGGCATAATTTCTATGCCCCACCAAAACAAAACCAAATTATGAAACTTATCTTAGTAACACCTTGCGCCAGACGGCTAACTTGTAAGCAAGTGCGCGGGCGCGTGGCATATTTCCTTCTTCTATTTTCCTCATGTGGTTCTTGCGATCAATCATATTATCTGAATCGGGCTTTTCATTCTTTGCCATTTCCTGCGCCTCAGCCCACAAGGCTTCCTTTTCCCCTTCCTTCCATTCATTGATATAACCACGTTTGACGCACTCGTCGTACCAAAATACTGGTATTTCTTCCAACGGCTTTTGAAAGTTTTTCAGCTTATTATCAAAGTCCTTATCGTATTCCTCAGCCACTTTCCCCAGGCGTTTCATGCGATCTTCTTCTTCTTTCTTCGCCTGCAAATCTGAATCCATGGCAAAGTATATCTTTTGCCTCCATGTTATATAAGCGGTGATTATTCGCCCAATGGCATGAAGGTCAACTTTTCCATATAATTTATGATCATTAATATCAAGTTCTTGTTTGGCAAACTTTTCAAAAGCCAGTTTAATTTCATCGACGGCTAACAACTTGTAATTTGAAATAAATTCGGTAACCTCCATCAAGTGTTCGGGCTTTGGCTCAATGCCATACACGGGGAGCAGTTGGCTTAAGGTTTGGGCAATCTTCGGGATCGCTTCTTTTGTCCCTGTTTTAAAAATCCTGAGTTCGCGGTTTTGGATAACAAGCTGCACGTCTTGTATTTTCTCTTCCACGCGGTTTGCAATCATTGGTAAATTGTTCATAATTGGTTGGTTTTATAATTGTAAATATAAATTAAAATAAATTAATCGCCACAAAAACAATCAATATTTGACACAAGTTAACGGTTTAAAAAATCTTGCTGCATCTTTGGTAAATAATCTTTCATTAATTGGCTTCTTGTTACCTTCCACCCAATTTTAGGTAAACTATAATCTTCAAAATACGTATATCTAATAATGCCGCGCAATAAAGAACCAGCCTCCTTAATTTCATTATTTTTCATCTTTACTTGAAATTTACCTTCGCCAAGATGGGTAACTAAATAATCTTCGTTTGTCATAATTGTTAATTTTTTTAATCTTGAAATTTTGCCATTCTTTCGGCAAGCAATTCTTGAATCCTGTCATTGTACGCCTTGTCCTTTGCCGCTGGGCTTGTGGTTTGGTATGCGGTAAATATCTTTGAGGCTTGGGAGTAAAGGTTGGCTATTGTGAAATTTGCTTTTAACCATTTGTCAGGCAATGACCACGCGGCTTGGATAAACACCTTCAATGCCTCAATGCTATTGCCCTGCTTATCTATTTTGTCAATGTATTGCATAAGGTTTTTCATTTGCCCTGCATCTTTTGGCATCATGATGTAATGCCCGTTCTGGTCAGTTGGGTACGCTGCACCAGATAACGATTCAAACGTTTGGCAAAACACGGTAAAGGCGGCGTACGTGGGGGAGGGCTGGCGGTCGGCTTTCGGCTCGGCGGCGGCTTTTCTTTCTTTTTGCGTCGCAACAATTTTTCTTTCTTTTTCACTTTGCAACTTAGCAACAACGGTAAAGGGGTTCACTTTGGGGCTTTGAAGATTTGTTTTAACTGATACAGATTTTATTTCTACAGTTGGAAAGTTTGGAAAATCATTTGTTTCAACTTTTTCAAAGTCGGTAAAATCTGAAGGATTTTCAATACTTTGTTCAAAGTCTATATTTGTTATAATCTTTCTTTGTTCCAAGTCTTTATTTATTAGTGCCGACTTTTCCCGTGTCGGTTTTTCTCCGTTGCGGATTTTTACCGTGTCGGCTTTTTTACCACTCGGTGTAAAATTCAGGGTATAATCGTAACTATCAAATTTACCCGTTTCCCTCCTTTGTTCCCGATGAAGGTAACCTGTTGTCAAAAGTTCTTCAATGTATTTTCTCAATGTATCCTTTGTGTATCCAAGTTCCTTTGCCATTGCGCCTTGATAAAATTTCCAATCATCTGGCATGGAAGCCATGTAACAAAAGATGAAGCGGGCGCGGTCGCTCAGGCTTTTGTTTCGGATAATGTCATTGGGGATAATGGTAAAATTATCCTTAATTTTGTTATTTAACTTATTCATAAAAATGTATAAAAAAACCCAGCACGTGAAGGGGTACTGGGTTAGTTGAACAATGCGGATATTGTCCCGAAGTTCTTTTGAATGACCTTCACCTCGTTCAAAAGAATGATTAAAGATAAGGAATATTTGGCAAATTATATATAATATTTTACTTCGCCTTCACCTTTTGACCAGTCAGCCACAACAACGCCTTTCTCAATTAAAGTTTTAACGGTTATGCAATTAAAATACGATCCTCCGTCTTGAGTGTTAAATTTATCATCTTTATAAGCAAAAATTGATTTGTCTTTAAACTCTGGAAGTTTTATTAATACGCGTAAGTCGTAAATAATATATTTACTTATATTTCCTTTATCTTCATCGTAAAAACAATAAAAATAATACCATGGATTTGTATTTCCTGATGCAAAATTTAATAGCTTATCGTACTCAGATTTTATTTCAGGATTTTGACTTTTTGTTTTAATGGTTATGTCAATTATATCTCCGTGCATTTTTCGCGCCCTGTGACTTACTTTTATTTTTGGAAAGTAGCAAGGCAAGTCTATGAATAAATCAATAGCATTTATTGTGTCATTATAAACGTCTGATGCTTTAATCATTGAAATATATTTTTCAGTTTTAATAACTTGTAATTTAGCTTTTAAAAACTTTGCGATATATTCCTTTGCCTCTGGAAGGCTTTTGTCTGAATACTTTCTAAATTCTTTATAATTAACACTTACCATCTTCAAGCCTTTTTAAAGTTATTTTATAATTTTGTTCGTCAATCTCGCATCCAATGAAATTCCTTTTTAATTGATTTGCCGCAACAACAGTTGAACCACTCCCAAGAAAAGGATCGAAAATTGTTTCGTTGACGTTGGTACTATTTTCAATGAGTTGCTTAATTAAGTCAACTGGCTTTTGTGTGTTATGAAATCTTTCATCATTAAATCTGCATTGAATTATATTTTTGGGTCTTGTTAAGAATTCCCTGTTACCTCCAGCAAAAACAATCATTTCATAAGAGCTCGAATAATTTCCTTTTAAGTCACCCATTCCCATGAATAATTTATCCCAAATTATAAGGTTCTTGATTTGAAAATGCTTTGAAATAATTGCATTGAATTGAGGGTAAATTTTCCAGTTGCAAAAAATGTAAATGTGTGCATTGTCTTTCAACTTGATTTTTACCTCATGTAACATTGTATCAAGCAAAAGCAAAGCATTGTCAATGTTTCCATCGTTCTCAATCTTGCGGCTCAGTTGATTGTCATACGCGCCAAATTGAATGTCCACTCCGTAGGGTGGGTCGGTTATTAAACAATCAATACTTTTGTCCTCAATGGTCTTAATAAACTCAATGCAATTTCCATGGAAAATATTTGCATTGCTTTCGTAAACCTTTTCAATTATTTCAATCGCCTTTTGCGTTTTATATTGTTCCTTTTCATCTTTTTTTATCTCTTTGTATGCTTGATGAATATTTACTTCACCTGTTCTTAATTTTACTTTTAATTCCTCTGGTGCTTTTTTTGTTACAACGTCAAACATTCCAGTCTTACCTGTACTCCAGCCAAGTTTTTCGGCAAATTCATTTCGTGTATTATGTTCCGTTTTGTCAATATTTGACAAAACGGGAGATTCTTTACCTTTATTAAGAGTAAGTAATTGTTTTTCTTTTCCTTCTATTTTGCGCATTTCGCGAACATAAGAAAGCAGTTCTCCCCTTACAAATTCTGGTAAATTCCTTCTTCCAAGTTGATTGTTAATCATCCACTCCTTTACCGCGTTCATGTCGGCAAATTCCTTTTCCACGGTTTCAAAGTCAATGTCATATTCCTTTGCAATCCTGTAACGGTTGTGTCCATCGACTAAGATACCGTTCCATGTCACCAATGGGTCGCGGATTCCTTCTTCCAGAATATTACGCTCCAGTTGCTTAAATTCCTCGCTTGTTAACGGTGGAATCAAGACTTCAAGTTCTTTTGATATTTGCATGAGTATAAAAATGAGAACGCCCAACAGGTGCAGCTATTGGGCGTAAATGAAACAAAAAAATAGTTTGTTTCAATATCCTTTGAATGGGCTGCACTCCGTCCGAAGGATATGTAAATATACGAAATTTATTTTACTTTTTCTCCCGTTTTACAAATAACAATCCCCAGGGCGTCACCTCCGTTGCTTCCCTGAGCAAGTCAAAACCGTGGCTTGCAAAAATGAGAACCCATTCACTTCTTTTTTTCAAGTTAATATGTCCCCATTCAATGTCAAAAGCAGGATCCGCTGAGGCATAAGGCGTGGAGGTGAAATAAAAATATTTGTTACAGGCTTTGTAAAGAATTGGCATGACAAAGGATATTTGCGCGTCGGTCATGTGTTCAAATACCTCGGTGGAGTAAATGGCATCATACTTTCCTTTTATCCTCAATTCATACCTGCCCTGTTGATATTTTGAAGCCCACTTTGCAAGCATATATTTTGACGGCTCAATGCCCTTGTTTATCGCAAATTCCCTTTCATACGGGTTAATGTCGTAACCCATGTAATTATACAAGCCCACGCGCTGGCACGCGGATAAAAAGAAGCCAAGTCCTGAGCCGAATTCAAACACGGATTCACACCCCATTATTTGCAAAACCCTTGCGCCGTTGGTATGCAAGTTGACAAGGGGTTCGTAGTCCGTCGTGGTAAAACCAAGCTCAACGGATTTGTCAAAAAAGAATTTGTTATCAATCATTTGTTTTGTTTTTATCATTTTGTTGACGTTACCACCATGCTTTTTTTTTCTTCCAAAATATGAACAACAACTTTATCGTCTGACATTTCTAACCATTCAAATGGAAATGCTAATTTAGAAGATTCTTGAGAATTAATTTTTACTCTTAAGTGAACAAAAACACATCCAAATGAAAATTCAAAAAATATAGGTAATTCAGGACATTTATTTTTATTGTGTTTATATAGTAATAAAACTATTTCCCAAATCCTTTTTTCTACTTCAAAATGTTGTTTTCTAAATTTTTCAAAGTTCATTTTGTTTTGTTTTTATTATTTTGTTGACGTCAACGAAATGGTATAATTTAAGAGAGTTTAAGAGAGATTTAATTAGAGATTTAAGAGAGGTTAAAAATTTGCACCGTTCCATCCCTTTATCAACGCACGGTGCCAGCATTGCTCAACCTTCGGGTGGTAAGTGGTGGTACAATACAGACTTTAGAAATATTACCACCATTTATTTCACTCTAGTTTAACGTCTGCCTTTTGTATGGCAACAAGGGCGGGAATCGAACCTGCAATGTTGAATTACCCAGCTTCAACTGCTTATGTATAGCGTCTACCAATTCCGCCACCTTGTTAATTAATTTTAAATTAACTAAAATAAAGATAATCCATGACCTAAGAAAATACCTAATGCAAATGTTGCTAAAATTAATGCTACAAATCTTCTGCTGGATACATCTTTAATAGGTGTATCTTTAATAAAAGGGGGTATTATCCAACTCAATAGTAGAAATGCCCATCCTACAATCATTGTTATTTCCATAATTACAATTTTAGCAGCAAGTGAAGAAATCTAATCTTCGTCTTTTTGCCGTCGCAAAACATTTTAACACTAAACTAACTTTCGCCACAAAGATATAAATAATTTTGTTAAAAAATATTTTAAATTTGATAACAAATAAATTATTATCTTTGCAGAAAGAAAAAATAAAATGATAAAATTAATAGTTGCAGGTCGCATTGGTCAGGATGCTGAAATAAAATCGGTTGGCGATACAACCGTTTGCTCCTTCTCGGTTGCTCACACGGAAAAGACGTTTGGTAACAATCCCACGGAAAAGACGGTTTGGGTCACTTGCTCAATGTGGGGTGAACGTGGTTCCAAGCTTGCACCGCACTTGTTAAAGGGAACGTATGTTGTCGTGGAAGGAACGGGCGGCGTAAATGCGTACATGAAAAACGGAGAACCAACTGGGATCATTCGTTGCATGGTTAATAATATCGAGTTTGGAGGCAAGGCAACGGCGGGGGAGAACACGTCTGGCGGTTATGTTAATCCATTGACAAGTCCAGCTGTTCAGGAATTAAAAAAAGAATTAAACGCTGACGAACCATTCCCATTTTAATATGACACCTGAGTATCAAAGGCAGTATCGGGAAAATATGACCGAGTACCAAAAGCAAAAGTTAAGGGAATATTTCAGGCTTTACCACCAGAATCAATCACCTGAGAAAAAGGCTGAAAAAAGGATTAAGAATCAGGCATGGTATCAAGCGAATAAGGAAAGGGTGAATAAATACCAAATGGAAAGATATTACAGATTAAAAGAAAAGAAAAATGAATGTGAATAAACAAACGCCCGCCGTGTTTTCGGTAAGCTATCGGGACGAAAAAATAAGAAAGAAGTTGTTGGACTTACAATTTCAACTCTGGAAGGAAACGAATGTCAAACACTCGATGGAGGATGTATTAAGTATTTTATTGGACACATACCAAAAGCACAATAAATGAGGTTAGGCATTGTAACCAATTTAACCAGCCCCACAACTGATTACTATCGTTCGGTTAATCCATTCATGCGGCTTCGCTCACAAATGGTAAATTTAACCATTACGTATTTGAATCCCGAGACAGTCAAATGGTACGATTTTTACGACGTTGACGTTATTCTTTTTCAACGCCCCAACGGCGACGGGATGTTATCCATGATCGCGGAGGCAAAGAAGATGGGAAAGAAGATCATTCTTGACCACGACGATTTATTGCATGAGGTCAACGCCGCGAATCCAGCGTCGGCACATTTTGGTAAAACACAGGTAAAGGAATCGGTTGAAAAGGCTTTCAAGTATGCGGATTATATCATTGTATCAACGCCCTTTCTCAAAGAGTTTTACAAGCAATTCTTTGACGAAAGTAAAATAATGGTTATCCCCAACGCCATTGACTTTCATGTAACGCCACTTTGCCCCGTGTCACCTGATAAGCTGGAGGCAAAGGTAAAACGCGTGTTGTGGCGTGGAAGCATGACGCACATTGAGGACTTAAAAACCGTGGATACATTTTGGCATTATGTCAGCAGCCGCAAGGACACGGAGGTTGCATTCATTGGAATCCCTGAGTGGTTGGGAAAAACATTGTATCCGAATGTCAAGGTCATACCGTGGAACAATTCCTTATTTCAATATTTCGAGTTAATCAAAAACAGTGCGGCTCATTACGCCGTGTTCCCGTTGACAAATGACAATTTCAATCAAAGCAAGTCGAATAACTTTGCCATGGAGATGCTTGTTACAGGTTGCGTTCCTTATGCACCAAAGGAAATAACCGAGTTCAATGTCCCAGGCGTTCGGTTGTACGAGGGTTCGGACGATTTGTATTATCAATTTGAAAAGGCGTTGGCAAAGGATGGGGATTATTTTAATCATTTGCAGGCAGGCAGGAAATGGCTTTTGACTGAGCGAAATTTGCTCACCGTCAACAACAAACGTAAACAAGTGTTAAAAGGAATATGAAAGGAAATGTAAAACAAACGCCTATCGATTGGTTAAAGAATGAATTAACCGAAAAGGATTACAACCTTGCTAAAAAAACTTTTTTACAAATTAATGAAAGTCTGGAAGGCATATTTTTGAAAAACATATTTAAGGAGGCGAAGATTAGGGAAATGGAAATCATGGAAGAGTTTTCCCAATGGCTTGTAAAGGAAAAATATATTTTAAATTACCTCAACGGCAAATGGCAAAAGCCCGCCGATGAACAAAGAGAATTGAGCGAACTTTACCAAATGTTTTTAAAAAGCAGGGAGGCATGATAATTGAAAAAAAGCAAATCGCCGATTTAATCCCAGCTCCGTACAATCCACGGCAAAGCACGGCAAAGCAGGAAAAGCATTTGAAGGAGAGCCTTGAAAAGTTTGGCATGGTTGAACCGATTATTTTCAATAAGCAAACGGGCTACATTGTCGGCGGTCACTTCCGTGTCCGTGAATTAAAGAAACTTGGCATCAAGGAAATTGAATGTGTCATTGTTGATTTGAATGAGGCAGACGAAAAGGAATTGAATATTCGATTAAACGCAAACACGGGAGGCTGGGACTGGGACACGTTGGCGAATGATTGGGAGGTGGTGGACTTGGAGGCATGGGGCTTGGAGATACCGCAGTTTGACAGACCCGAAGATTTTGACGAAGATTTTACTTTGCCTGAGGGCGATAAAGCACCTTTTCAGCAAATGACATTTACTTTAGCCGATGAACAGGCAACGGTTATACAGAACGCAATAAGCGATATAAAGCACACGGAGGAATATAAGTACATTGAGACAATGGGAAACGAAAATAGCAACGGGAATGCTTTGTATTTAATTGTAAGCAAATGGGCAGAGCAAAGGAAATAATCGTCAAGGTGATACCGTCAAAGTTGGCTAATGAGTTTGTAAAAAAGCATCATTATTCTGGTAAGGTTGTTCCTTATAGCGTTTTGCATTTTGGCTGTTTTTTAGACGGAAAGCTACATGGAGTTATGCAGTATGGTCATAGCATGGTAAAAGCTAAAACATACACTTTAGTAACTCCCAGCGCATGGAATGGATATGTTGAATTAAACAGAATGGCTTTTGATGATTATTTGCCTAAAAATTCAGAAAGTAGATGCTTGGCCATTTCAATTAAACTAATTAAAAAAAACGCACCTCATGTAAAGTGGATTTTAAGTTATTCAGATGCTACACAATGCGGTGATGGGTGCAATTATAGGGCAGCTTCGTTTTATCTGACTGGAATAAAGGTTAATAAAACAATGATGATTTTTCCTAATAGAGAAGTTGTTGCGGATATAGTTTTTAGAAATGACTACAAAGACCCTCAAGTGAAAAAAATATGTCATGCCTATAATATTAATATGGCGTCAAACATTTGGAATCAAATAAAAGCAATAGCAAAGCCAATTGAAGGATTTCAATTAAGATACATTTACCTAATTGACAAATCATGTAAAATTACCGTTCCTATTTTACCATTCTCAATGATTGACAAAATGGGTGCGGGAATGTACAAAGGTGAAAAGATAACATTAGCCGAAAGGCAACAAGCGCAAGAAGTTAATCAGGATAAACGCGATGCTTCCAGCATTGAAATAGGCGGTTCGAATCCGACCCTTGCGCTCAATTCAGATGCAATAAATGTGAACTAAATGTGAGAAATGGCAAATGAAAAAAATTTAAAACCATTTAAAAAAGGACAGATAGGCAACCCCAACGGACGCCCTAAGAAACTCCCAGCCCTTGACCTTATAATGGCAAATGTGTTAGGCGCTGAAAAAGACGGCATTAGTGCAGGTGAAGCCATTATCATGAAGCTTCGCGAACAGGCGGCAAAGGGTGATATCAAGGCGGCTCAGTTGCTTCTTGACAGGGCATACGGGAAGGCAAAGCAAAACATTGATATTACAACGCAGGGGGAAAAGGTCACCGTGCCAACGATAATATTTACAAAGGATAAGGCGAATGAATAGAGTTAAGATTTTAACATTTTTAAAGGTTATTCAACTAAGAAAAATAATGCCAAGTCATAAAATGTACATGGTTGAAGAAAGAAGGCTGAACCCTTTTAATCCTTTGTCTTATTTGACTCTTACAATAGCATTTTTTGTTGGAATTATTTTATTTGGTGTTATTGGTTTTTGGAATGAGGTTGATTTAAATAATCCTTTTAAATGGAGATAAAGGTTAGTGAAAAGTATGAAGCCCTTTGGCAACCTCGAACCCGTTACTTCCTGATAACTGGGGGACGTGGTTCGGCAAAGTCATTCACCGTTGGGCTTTGGGCTTGTAACATGCTACTTGCCAACAAAGGTTGGAAAATACTTTTTACACGTTACACCTTATCAAGTGCTAACATATCTGTTATACCGGAGTTCCGTGAAAAAATTGACTTGTTAGGCGTTGGCGATGAATTTCAAATGACAAACGCGCAAATAAGTCACAAGGTAACAAAGAGCGAAATAATCTTTTCAGGAATCAAAACAAGCAGCGGAAATCAAACGGCAAAGTTAAAGTCAATACCCGCGTTAAATGTGTTCATCGTGGACGAGGCTGAAGAATTTGTAAGCGAAAAGGACTTCGATACAATCGACGAATCAATTCGTATGCCTGATACGCCAAACCTTGTTATCCTGGTGATGAACCCGCAGGACGTGGAACATTGGATTTGGAAACGTTGGTTTGAAAAGTCGCACCGCATGGAGATGATTGACGGGCATTCGATACCGATAAGTACGCATGAGGACATAACGCACATTCATACGACCTACCTTGATAACTACCATAACATAAGCAAGGATTATATTGCAAAGATTGAGGCAATAAAAAGCAAGTCACCTGAGGCATACGCGCACAGGTTTCTTGGTAAATGGCTGGATAAGAAGCAAGGCGTTGTATTTCCAAACTGGATTGAAGGCGAATTTGATAACTCTTTGCCTTTTGCCTACGGGCTTGACTTTGGTTTTTATCCCGATCCTTTGGCATTGGTCAAAGTTGCGGTTGATACCACGGCAAATAAGATATATGTGAAGGAAATCATTTACGAACAAAGCCTTTCATACGACATGGTATTGACAAAGATTAGGAATAGCATTGAACTTGATGCCATGGTTGTGGCTGATACAAGCGAACCACGGTTGATAGACGCGCTTGCCTCAAATGGTATCAACGTGCATAAGACGGAAAAGTACGCAGGCAGCGTGGTTGATGGGATAAAGAAAATGGCTGACTTTACGATTGTGGTCACCGAGGAATCGTATAATATGAAATATGAGTTAAGGAATTATATTTGGAACGATAAAAAAAGTTCAACACCAATGGACGCGGATAACCACGGGATTGACGCGCTTCGCTACGGGTGCATGAGGCTATTGGAAGGCTCGGACGTATTGGCATTTAATTAAAAAGATATGGAAAAACAAACGGCGGTTGAATTTTTAGTAAAGTTTCCTGAAATTTTAGGTAAATCAAATACCACGAGTTCAAAAGACGTAATAATAAATCCTATTAAGCAAAGCAAACAAATGACACCAAAGGAAAAAGCAGACGAATTATTTACGCATTATTACAACATGATTCAAAGCATCGGAGGCGAACTTGGACAGGAGATACTTGTTTCAATCCTCGCAAAGCAAAGCGCCTTGTTTGCGGCACGGGAGGTATTGAAAGAAAAGTGGAACATTGAGGTACAAGGCAGCGAAGATGAGTATCATTTTTGGGAAGAGGTTGAACACGAAATCGAAAGTATATGACACCGAAGGAAAAGGCACAGGAGTTAGTTGATAAGTTTAGGAATGAAATAACCTCATTTTTAGGCGATAACATGAAAAAAATTAATGCTAAAAAATGCGCATTGATTGCCGTGGACGAGTTAATAAAAATCCATTATCTTTTAACGAATACAAACGACACATCCCCTTCTATTAATTACTGGAAAGAAGTAAAACAAGAAATACAAAACCTATGACACCTCAGGAAAAAGCAAGGGAATTGCATTTGATAATTTACGACACATTGCCTTATCGGCACGTGGTAACAGGTGAATACGACAGTTGGCTGGAGGCAAAGAAAATATGCTTGCTTTTGACCGAACAAATCATAAGCAATAACCAAACGATTTGCGGACAGCTTGGCTCAGACGTGGATGAAAACACGGCGTACTGGTGCGAAGTGGAGCTGCATTTAAAAAATATCATAACGAAATGACAAACAACGAAAAGGCGCATTACATCATTGACTTGATTAAGGTGATAACACTTGAAATAGAGGAACACCCGATGCGAAGGAAACAATTACTTCTCCTTCGCTCGCACTTGGAAAAAGCGGTACGTTTGACAGGCACGGGAATGTACAGGGAATTTAAACGCCCTGAATCATTGCCCCTTGTTAGCCATGCAAAAGTATTAACCCCAGAGGTTAAAGAAAATGGAAAAGGCGTTGAACCGAGCGCAATGATAGCAGATAACATTCCCGAACCAACAAAGAAAAACAGGCGCAAATAATGGTACAATTTCATTTAAGTCATTCAGATACAAAGTATTTTTACCCTGAGACCGCAGCGGATATAACGCTTGAACAATACGTTTATTTCCATAAGTTTATCCTGCCTCAATACCCCGAGGTTGAACTTGATGCCCTTGTTGCACAAAAGCAAATGATGGCGGCGTATGAAAAAATTAAACCGTATGCAAAGAAGTTGGGCATTGACTTATTTAAATTGCGTGAGGACGTTGTTCAGGAATGTGAAATAATTCTTTTGACAAAAGATGTCAAAGACAATGTGCGTCGTTTTCTTCCAGCGTTGATTGACCAGTTCAATGCAAATCAAAAGGCATTAGACAAGTGCCTTGAAATCATGGACGAGGTTTGGGAGGCTCAGGTAAAATACCCGTACATGGCAAAGGTGGTAAACTATTTCACGGGCATTCCTTTGGATGCGTGTTATGGCAAAGTTGCCAAAAGTCTGGAGTTAAAATACCTTACCTTCATGTTTACAAAGATCCTCAATGCAATAAGCGTTCCCGAGGAATTGAAATACAAACAGATTTATGACTTCAATGGCACTTTGTATTACCTTCCTGATAAGCTAATGGCAAAATCCACGTTACTTGAATTCGCTGAGGCAGCCCAATTTGACAAAGGAAGGAAAGCAATTGAAAACAATGATGCACAAGGCTTGCTTCATGTTATCGCCGTGTTACTGAGGAAAAAGGATGAGGCATATAGCGACGAGGTTTTTCAAAGGAATTGCATTGACTTTTTAAAATTGCCTTTACAGGTTGGCTTTGAAATTGGTTTTTTTTTGATGAAGTTAAGCGAGAGTTATCAAGTAGATTTGCAGACCTCTATGCTCAAAAAGGCGATGCAAAGTATGCCAGCGCTTCAAGACAATTGAATGACAAATACGGTTGGTACTTGACGATTAAGAAAATAGCTGAGTGCGGCTTGTTTAACTTGGCAGGCTTGACCCCCTTACAATCAAGCGAAAGGGCAAATTTGTACGAGGTATTTCAATACCTTGCGAGCAAAGCGGCAGAAGATAACTTGTATCATGAAATACAAAAGCAAAGTAAAAAATGAATATTAGGGAAATAAGCGACGTTTTTAATGACACGGCAGACGAAATAACGGCGATAAAAAGTTACAATTTCGGTTGGGCTTCCGACCGCGTGCGACAAGGAAACACGGAGGACTTTCAGGAGTTGAACGAGTTCCCCCGCATTTTCTTTTCCGTGCCAACGATTACAGGGTCAGACCAAACGAGGAAACAAGATACGTATCAAGTGACTTTGTTCTTTGACGATTTGCTTGGTTATGACAATGAAGGCGATGAAGACCCGACGTTACAGATAGACAAGTGGGCAAATCTTCAGCAGTATGCAAATTATTTCATTCAACGGTTGAATAAGATAAAACAAAGCATTTTACCAAACTACCTTTTTATTCCTGAGGCACCGTCGATTACTTTTGATTCCTTTACGGGTATTCAAAGAATGATAACCGTACAACTTAGCTTTAATTTGGTTGTACCTACCAACTGTGACCCAGGCGTTATAACGTTGGTTCAGTGCATTGCCAACATTGTTACATCGAGCAACTTAACCGCTTCGTTGAAATCAATCATAAAATTTGCCGCAAGTTTGGAAGGCAGGGCAACGGTGACCGCCGACATTGCCCTTGTTAAAAAGGTTGCATCTTCACTGAATGCCTTCGGCACATTGACGGGTGACATTAACTTCGTTCAAAAGGTGCAAGCCTCCTTGTTAACGTCGGCAAATGTCACGGGGGACATAAGTATTCCTAAACTTGTTCAAGCATCATTGACAGGGGCTGGGACAACGGCGGCAGATTTGACGGTGGGTGCGCCTTCGGTATTGGTTGATTATCTTGTAGTTGCTGGTGGTGGTGGAGGAGGAGGAGGAAACGTCGCTTATAATTCTGGTGGCGGTGGAGCAGGTGGTTATCGATGCAGTGTTAGCGGTGAAATTTCAGGGGGTGGCGCATCAGCTGAGTCTCCATTAAATGTTATAAAGGGTACGCAATACTTAGTGAAAGTTGGAACTGGAGGCGCGTCGTTAACAAATGGTACTACAAGTATATTTAATAGCGTTACTTCGCAAGGGGGTGGAAATGGAAATCACAATGTTGATGGTTCTACGGGCGGATCAGGGGGTGGCGGTGGAGCTACAGGTCCTTCAGCTACAAACGGTGGCAGCGGAACTGCTAATCAAGGTTATGCAGGTGGGGCAGGAGTTGCAATTGACCCTTATCCCGCTGGTGGTGGTGGTGGAAGTGCCGAGGCAGGCAACACGGACGGACTTGGCTCTGGCGGAGATGGTATATTTTCCAGTATAACAGGCACGTCAATTCAACGAGGCGGAGGAGGAAGCGCAGCAAGAAGCGGTACTTCAACAACGGTAATTGTAGGCGGTGACGGCGGTGGCGGTAGCGGAGGTCGCTCAAGTGGAGCTACGGCACCCACTGCAGGTGAGGCAAACAAAGGCGCGGGCGGAGGTGGTGCATCTGGCACAGGCGCAGGTGGCAACGGAGGTTCTGGCGTGGTAATAATTTCTTATTCTAATACATTTAGTGACCTTGTCACTATACATAGTTCACACGTTTGCAATGGACAAGCAGCTGGAGGAACAACTGCTCCTGCACCATCAACTGCAAGAACAGGCTATAAAACATATATATTTACGGCTGGTAATGGGAATATATCTTGGTAAAAATTAATAATATGGCATACTACGCAGTCTTAGACGATAATAATTTTGTAATTGACATGATAAGTGCTGGTCATGAAAATGATTGGAATGGCGAAATTGGCTGGCATAATGAATTAGGCATTGTTTGCAAACGCACCTCTTACAACACGCGTGGCGGCATCCATTATACAAATGGAATACCAAGTATAGACCAAAGCAAAGCATTTAGAAAAAACTATGCTGGAATTGGATATTATTACGATGAAATTAGAGATGCTTTTATACCACCTAAGCCTTATCCTTCATGGATATTAAATGAAGATACTTGTCTTTATGAATCACCAATACCTTATCCAAATGATGGTAATAATTACATTTGGAATGAGGAAATAGTGAATTGGGAATTAAACACAGATTTTAACATTAACTAAAAAATAAATATCATGGCTTTTTCAAATTATTTAGAAGACCAAATAACAGGGTGGATAAATGGAACTACCTTTGCCACAGCTCCCACGTCTACCTTTGTACAATTGTATTCACAAGACCCAACTGATGCAGGCTCTGCCACAGGTGCTTTGTACACACGCATAGCCGTTGCAGCAGGTGGATGGACACGGGGAACAGGTGGCGCAGGGACATTGACAAACGCGGCAGCGATTACGATTACATCAAGTGCAGCATCGGGCGCAACGGCTACGCATGTGGCAGTGTTTGATACCATTACAGGTGGCAATATGTTATTCGCAGGCGCGTTGACGGCAAGTAAGACCATTGCAACGGGGGATGAGGTGAAATTTAACGCAAGTGCATTGGCTTTGACAGTGGCATAAAAACACGGTAGCCCTTCGGGGTTACCTCTTTTCATTATGGAGAAAGAGCTGCAAATTTTAGCGGATGACATTGCGCAAATGGCTATTGAAGCCGTGGCGAATGAATGGAAAGCGCAAGGGCATAACTTGACAGGCTCAGCCATTAAGAACATGGAAACGGTTATTCGCATGGAAACCGATAAGATTATCATTGAAGGCTATGTTCCTGATTACATGGCGATAAATAACCAGGGCGTACCTTCAACAAAGATTCCTTATTACCCTGGGAGCGGACGAAAAGAAAGCGAATACATTAAAGGCTTGATGAAATATGTTCAACAAAGAATGGGTAAAAGTGACAAAGAGGCAAAGGGTATTGCCTTTGCTATTGCCTCAAAGCATAAAAAGGAAGGGATGCCAACGATTAAAAGTCAAAAGCATTCAAAGACGGGAAAACGCACGGGCTTCATTGAACAGGCACTTGAAAAGAAGGAGGCTGAAATGGCTGACTTGATAAACAGGGCGATTACATACAGCATTGAAACCACGGTTGAAACATTTTACAAATCAATTTTAAACAGATGAGTTACACGATAAACCCCGATACAATATCAAGTTCCCTTTATCCCGTGGCGTTTCGCTCCATTGAACCGTCGGCGGTCATTCAGCAGCAAATAAACGTGTATCTTGACGGAACGTTGGAAGGTTCTTTCTTGGCGGCTCAAACGGGAACAAGTGGAACGTCGGCGGTGTTTGACACAAATGTCCAATCGTTCTTGATTACTCAGCTTGCGCCAAAGACAAACGCCAAAACAAGTTTCTTCGGAAACCTTTACGGGTTCAGTCTTACAAATAATAGCGACGTTATTTCATCATTGTATTGCACGGCGTTTAATCAAACGATTAATTCATCGGGCTTCGTCGTTACCTCTACGGCAGCGCAAAGCAGCACCACGGCATACGTTTTGCCTTCATTGTTTGTGGATGGGGAATATGACATGGGGGACTTTTATCAACCGTCGGCAAATCCTTTTTTATTCCTGACACAAAGGAATGATTTTATTAAATGCAATTCATCGGGAAATATATTCTTAAGTTACTTGGGGCGTGGTACAAATGCGGCTCAATTTGAATTTTATGAAAAGTCAGGATCTTCAGCCCTTACGATTGTTGACAATTTAAACTCCACGGCAAACAATGATTTATATTCTTTGTCCGTTGGCGTTTCGAATATATTTGGAAGCAGTGCCATTTTTCATGCGGGCAATTTCCCAACCAATCCAGATTTATACGATTATTACGATGTCTCCGTTGGCTCATACGACGGTGCATTCACGCGCCTAAGCGAAAGGCAAAGGATATACATTTACCCAAATTGCAACGATAACATTGAATTGCATTGGTTCGGCAAGCATGGGGGCGCGGAGAGTTACCAATTCACGGGGCTAATGATTGATAAGCAAACAAGCAACGCGGACACGATTAACCTTGCGGAACGGTGGAACATTGCCGCAAGTCCAAAAGCTAACACGT